CGCTGTATCAGGCGTTCCGCGATCACTACGGCCGGGACGATGCCGACGTGCTGGTCTGGCGCGGCACCACGGCGGAGATGAACCCGCGCATCCCGCAGCGTGTCATCGACGCGGCCTATGAGAAGGATGCCATCGCGGCCTCGGCCGAGTATGGCGCCGAGTTCAGGAACGACATCGCGGCGTTCGTCTCGCGCGAGGTTGTGGACAACGTCATCGATCCGGGCGTGTTCGAGCGTCCCCGTATCGCCGGCGTCACCTACTCGGCGTTCGTCGACCCTTCCGGCGGCCGGTCCGACTCCATGACGCTGGCGATCGGGCACCGCGAAGGTGACGTCTCGATTGTCGACGTGGTGCGCGAGATCCGGCCGGACTTCTCGCCCGATGCTGCAGTGGCCGAGTTTGCCACGGTGCTGCGCGCCTACGGGGTCAGCCAAGTCCAGGGCGATCGCTACGGCGGGGAGTGGCCGGTCGAGGTCTTCCGCAAGGCTGGCATCACCTACGAGGCCTCGGCCAAGCCCAAGAGCGACCTGTATCGCGAAATGCTGCCGATCCTGAACGCCTGCCGGTGCCGGTTGCCGGACATGCCCCGCCTCACGGCCCAACTCTGCGGGTTGGAGCGGCGCACGGCCCGCGGCGGCCGGGACAGCATCGATCACTCGCCCGGCGCCCACGACGACCTCGCCAACGTGGTGGCCGGCGTCCTGGTCGCGACCGTGGGCAAGCTGGGTGCCCTGGAGATCTGGATGAAGCTCGGCGAGGACGCCGCGCCGGGTCTTTCTCCTTGGGGCGTCGCCACCCCGAACCGCTTCGCGCAACGCTTCAGCCAGGGATAGCCCCATGCCGACCATCACCTACAAGGGCCGTCAGGTGTCCGTCACCGATGCTGCCGCCCAGCAGATTGCCACTATGGACGCCGCATCGGTCCGTACGCCGCCCTTGATGGTGGAACAGACCAAGGGCGGCCAGGGTGCGGCGGCAGCGCAGACCCGCTCGACGCCGTGTGCGCTCTTCACTCGCGAGAGCCGCGAGGCTGGATGCGCCCAGCTCCGCGCGCAGAACGAGGCGAACCGGGCTTTCTGGGCGGCGCAGCGCTCCTGATGTTCGACCTCCAGCCTTTCCCGCTTCTCGGCCACGCCTACCGCATCCGCGATATCCCGGAGCCTGACAGCGCGCGCATCTGGCAAGGCCTAAGCGCCGTTGCACCGCATCTGCTGGTGATGGTGCCGGCCGAGGACGACGAAGCGATCCAGCCCTTCGTTGATGCCGTGACGGCGGCATTGTGGAAGATGTCGGAGCCCGATCGGCCCGCGGTGGTGTCGACCTGCCTGGCCAACGTTGAGCGGCGGGGCGTCCTGCGCTGGCGTCCCATTTGGGACCGTGTGGCTGGGCGCTTGCTGTATGACGACATCACCCTGAACGTGTTCTCGACCCTGGCCCTGCGCGTTCTCTGTCGTGTGGCGGTCGAGCGCTCTGGCCAGCCGCCGGTTCGGCTGCGCGTGACATCAATCTGATGGCCGCCAACGTCCTCCAGGAGTTCCTCGTCGGCATCGCCTACTCGGTCGACAAGCAGTCCGAGGCCAACTTTGAGGCCGGCCTGAAAAAGGCGGCCCTTGCGGTCGGCGCGTTCGCGGTGGCTGCGGTCGCGGGCCTGGAGCGCGTCTCAAAGGGGTTGGAGGACCTCTATTTCGCCTCCAAGCGGACCGGCGCCTCGGTCGAGAACATCAAGGCGCTCGGCTTCGCGGTCGGGCAGATGGGCGGCACCGCGGCGGGCGCGCAGGCTTCGCTGGAGGCGCTGGCCTCGTTCATGCGGTCCTCGCCCGGGGCGAACAACTGGCTGAACGCGCTGGGCGTGCAGACGAAAGACGCACACGGCAAGGCGCTCGACACCGCCGACGTGATGCAGGGCTTGGGCAAGCGCCTGGCGGCGATGCCGTGGTATCAGGCAAAGGCCTATGCCGGCGTCGCAGGCATCGACGAGCGAACCTTGATGGCCCTGCGCGAGGGCGTGGGCGAGTTCTCGCGCGAATACCAGGAGATGTACAAGGTCTCGGGCATCGACGCCCAGAAGGCCGCCGCTGACAGCCACGCCTTCATGAACAGCCTGCGCGGCGTCGGCGCGGCCGTGGGCATCCTGTCCGATAAGGTGGCCGCCGACCTGACCAAAGGCGCCGGCGCCAACCTGGACCGGTTCCGCGAAGGGCTGGTCAAGAACTTCGCCCGCATCGAGCACGGCATGGAGGCGGCGGGCCGGGTTGCGCTGACGATCGCGACCGCCGTGGTGACGCTGGCGACGCGCGCCGCGCAGGCGTTCGGGGACCTGTCGGACTGGTTCAGCCACCTCGACGGCAGCACCAGGCGCGTGATCGAGGGGCTGGGCCTGCTGCTGGTCGCGTGGCGGCTGCTCAGTGCCGGCTTCCTTGCCACGCCACTCGGCCGGGTGCTGGCGCTGGGCGCGGCCTTGGTGGCGCTCTACGACGATTACCGGACGTGGAAGGAAGGCGGGAAGACCCTCATCGACTGGGGGGTGTGGGCACCGCAGATTGAGCAGGCCGTCAAGGCATTCCAGGACTTCGGTGCTGCGATCAAGGAGCCGTTGCTGGCGTTCGCGCAGGCGTTCAAGGACACGGTGGTCTGGGCGTTCGGCTGGCTGCATGAGCACCAACCGGACTTCGGCTCGGACAGTCTGCGCGAGTTCATTCACCTGCTGAAGTTGGCGACCGACCTGCTGAAGGGGGACTTTGTGGCGGCCCGGCAGGACATGAAAACCGTCGTTGCCGACGAGTTCAAGACCGAGACTGGCGTCACCCTCGGCGACGCGAAGGACACGCCGCAAAAGGGCGGTGTCGTCGGTTGGTGGCAGCGGCACGCTCCGGAGATGCTGGGCGGCATGCCCGCCGAGAAGCTGGACCCGAACCTGAACGTCAATCGCGAGAAGGCAGTGACGTGGTGGCAGCGGGTGGCGGGATTCACGCCGCAAGGAGCCGCTGCCATGGCAGCCCAGGAAGAGCAGGAGAGCGGCTACGACCCCTCGCGCAGAGGCGATGGTGGCCATGCCGGCGGCTCGTTCCAGTGGCATCAGGACCGTCGCGACAAAATCCTGAACGCGGTCGGCATCGACGTGTGGAAGGACTTGAATCCGAACCATCAGCGCCTCGCCATGCTGGCCGAAATGAAGCTCGGCCTTGATGCGATGGCTGGGAATGCCTACGAGCGCATCATGGGCGCGCAGGAGACCGGCGAGGCCGCCAAGCTGGGCGTCACGCTGGTCGAACGCCCGAAAGATACATTCGGCGAAATCCGCAACCGCAGCGCCATCGCAGCTCGGATCGAGAGCCACATGGCGCAGGTGAGCGGCCCCTTGGCCACCCGCACGCCACCACCGGGTGCTCCCAACGTCGGCGCGCCTGCCGGACAGATGCTGCGGACCGAGAACAATCAGTTGCCCCCGGTGCTGAACCAGACCACCAACGTGACCGTCAACGGCGTGTCGAACCCCCAGGAAGCCGCCAAGGCGGTCGAGAGCGCGCAGACGCGGGTGAACGGCAACATGGTCCGCAACTTCCGCACGGCGGTTCGCTGATGACCGCGCAGTACAACCGCGCGCTCAAGCTCGTCCTGGGCGAGCCCTCCGGCAAGGGCATCGATCTGTCGGCGCTGCGGGTGTCCTTCCGGGTGCAGCACTTCGACACACAGACGCCGAAGTCGCTGTCCGCCCGGGTTTACAACCTATCGCAGCGGACCATCGCCGCGGCGCCGAAAGAGGGCGGGCAGGTTCTGCTGGCGGCCGGCTACCACGGCCTCGGCATGCCGGACGCTTCAAGCGCCTCGCCGGTTGCCGTCATCTTCCGCGGCAAGATCACTCAGGTGCGCGTTGGCCGCGAGAGCCAGACCGACACCTACCTCGACGTGTTCGCGGCCGACGGCGACGATGTACACAACCAAGCGACAGTGAATTTTACACTCGCTGCCGGTGCCACAGCCGCCGAGGTGCAAGACGCTATCCTCAACAACAGCCTTGCGGCTTATGGGATCACCAAGGGCAATGCGCCGCCACTTTCCCCGGTCGCACTGCCGCGCGGTCAGGTGTTCTACGGCATGGCACGCGATCATCTGCGCGTGCTGGCCCGCGACAACGCGTGCACCTGGGGTTTCGATGACGGACGCCTCGACTTCACGCCGCACACCCAGGCGCTGCCCGGGCCCGCGATCGTGCTGACCTCGGCCACCGGCATGGTCGGGCTGCCGCAGCAGACGGAGGACGGCATCGCCGTGCGCTGTCTGCTCAACCCGCAGATCCGCAAGGGCGGGCTGGTGCGGATCAACAACGCCAGCATCCAGCGCGCGCGGTATTCGCAGAACAGCACCAGCGGGAACACCCACGGCGAGCTGCTGCCCGGCATCGACAATCAAGGCGGGGTCAACACCAGCAGCGACGGCACCTACAAGGTGATCTGGGTCGACTACTCCGGCGATACCCGCGGGCAGGAGTGGTACTGCGATCTGATGTGCCTGACCGCGGACGGCAGCGGCTTCATCCCGCCGTCCGTGGCCAACACGGGCGGCCTCTGATGCGGGCCGAGCCGAACTTCGCCAAGGCACGCCGCGCCGAGCACCAGTATGGCTTGCAGCTCCGCAAAATCGCCCGTCACGTCGCTGACCTGGTCGGCGGCTTCGACTTCGGCGAGCCCGCGGTGACCGACCTCGTCGACCGTGCTCTGCGGCGCTACTCGGAGGTGCTGCGGCCCTGGGCGGAGTCCGTGGGGAAACGGATGCTCGCAGACGTCGGCCAGCGCGATGCGATGGCCTGGGCGGAGCTGTCAAAGCAGATGGGGCGCGCGCTCCGCCGGGAGATCACGACCGCGCCGACCGGAGTCGTCATGCAGGCCGCCCTCGCCCGGCAAGTGACGCTCATCACCTCGCTGCCGCTTGAGGCCGCCCAGCGCGTCCACAGGCTGACTACCGAGGGCATCGTCCAGGGCACGCGGGCGAAGGAAATCGCCGCGGAGATCGGCCGGACCGGAGAGGTGACGGCCAGCCGGGCGATGCTCATAGCCCGTACCGAAGTAAGCCGGACCGCGACGCTGCTGACACAGGCAAGGGCGCAGCACATCGGGTCGACGGCCTACACCTGGCGCACCAGCCACGACGGCGACGTGCGCCCCTCGCACAAGAAGATGGAGGGCAAGGTGGTCCTGTGGGCCGACGAGCCTGTCCTGGACAAGCTGCGCGGCCATGCGGGGTGTCTGCCGTCGTGCCGATGCTATCCCGAGCCCCAGATCCCCAACGACTGACCAAGGAAGCGACAATGGCCCGGAACCGTCCCCAGCTCGCGCTCGCCCCCGAGCCCCTTACCGCGCGCGACGTGCTGCGCCAGCGCCACGCGGAGTGGGGCGTTTCATATCAGGCGGTGCGAGCCGCCGAAGACCTCTTGGAACGGGCACAAGCCGACGTGGAAGCCGCCGAGCAGCGGGTCGCGACCGGCGAGGAAGCAGAGACGCGGATACGCGCGCACAAGGTGCAGGTGCTCCGGAATGGCGGCTCCTCTGCTGATGCGCTGCCGGAGGTGCTGGCGATCGCCCGCAGCCTCCACCGGGACGCAAAGGACCAGCTCGGCGACGCCCGATCCGTGGTGGCGACGCTGCAAGCCGACGTGGTGGCGGCGCGCGCAGAGTATCAGCGAATCGGCAAGACGGTGGACCTGGCGGCCCAGGACGTCATCCGCGCCGAGGATGCTCCCCGGATCGCGAAGGCCCTGCAGGAGGCACGCGAAACGGTGGGCCGCTTGACGATGGACCTGGACGGGCTGGCGAGTATCCACGTCCTGCAGAACTTCGTCGGGTATAACCCTGGGTTGGTCGGCACGCCGTTTGCGGTCACCCACGGACCGATGATCTTCCCGGCCGACATACTGGCTGCCTTGAACCCGCAGCCTGCCGACTTGAACCGTCTGCCTGGCATGCGCGAGCAGCGTTACGCAGAGTGGACCACCTACTTCCGCACCCTCAACGAGGACGCCGACGCTCTCCCGCCGGATTATACCAATCGTCATATGCCTTGACCGTTTTGTACCCGCCAAATTGCAAACGCCGTCGGCCTTGCGACCTGAGTGGGAACGGTCAGAGCATACGACCGTTGGTATTATACCAGCGGCCTCAATGATTGACTGTTCCAGGAAAGCAAGGCCAGAGGCTCTGCCTCCGGACACAGCCGGAGGCCCCGATCCTGAGGGAGGGGTCCGGGCAGGGCCCAGCCTTGCCTGCCGGCCGATGCCCCGCCTTAAGTCGCCCTTAGAGCTTTGGCGCTAAGC